CCAAGCCCCCGCAACGACTGGCCGCAGCCGCCCAGCACCTTCGAAGCCGCCGTCCAGTCGGCCATGAACGCACTCAACAGCTAATGCGCACAGTTACCTTACAGTCTATCCTCTTGAGGGCATGGCAGCGTGTCGGCAACGACGCCAGCACCATCGACGCCATCCCATCCGGCGCCCGCACCATGATGGTCGCCGCTGCCAACGAGCGCATTGCGGATTGCTGGGAGTGGGCCGACTGGCCGGAACTCATGCGCGTCGAAGAACGCACCGTCGAAGGCGACGAGACCAACGGCTATTATATTCCCTACGAGCAGAGCGGCGAGACTGCCATGGGCGAAGTCTTTAGCGTCCTGCGCGACAACCCCGCAACCCACGTTGCGCCCCGCGCCATCGGCTACACGCTACTCGGCGACAATGTGCGCTTCCCGCAAAGCACCGACCTGCCAACCACCGTCTGGGTCAACTACCGCGTGCGCCCGACCGAATACAGCGCAAGCAACCTCGCCGCGACAGTGCCCGCCGTCATCGCCAAAGCAGTCGGCCTGATGCTGAGTGCAGATTTGCTCCAAGAGGACGGACAGACCGACAAAGCACTCGCCATGGAACAGCTCGCCGAGTCCGAGCTGATCTCGCAGCGCGACAAATACTATTTCCAGCAGGGCCAACCCTCCATGTGGACCGCCCGCGTCAACCAATACTAACCAACCAACACTATGGGATTCCCTAACGCACGCATCACCAACAGCCAATCCGGCGCTCAATACATCGGCGACACCGCCCTCTACACCGGCGAGTGGGCCGCAATCCAAGCCGTGACCGACACCAAGTTCAGCACCCTGACCGGCAACGTCTCGGGCCTCGCCAACACACTGCTCGGCAGCGCCATCACGGTGCCCGCCGGGCTGACCATCTTCGGTCTCTTCACCGCCATCGACCTGCACAGTGGCAGCGTCATCGCCTACCGCAAATGATCCAAGGATTCTCCAGCGGCCTCATCGGCAACCGCGAGCTGATCTACGAGACGGATCTGCCGTCCTTCCAGCGTGACTTCGCCGCGCTGAAGACCCTCGACCACGGCACCGGCCCCGCCATCACCTTCACGCGGGCGAGCGGCGCGACCTACTTTGATGCCAATGGTGTCTTGCAGACGGCGACCAACAACACGCCGCGCTTCGACCACGATCCGGCCAACGGAGCGTCACGCGGGCTGCTTATCGAAGAAAGCCGGAGCAACCTTCATCTCTACAGCCAAGACTTTTCGCAAGGGTGGGTTGCCACGGCAAGCTCTGCACTTGCGGTGGACTCCACGCAAACAGGACTCGACGGCACGTTGTCGGTTGGCGCTTTTACTTGTTCAGACGACACGCAAATCTCTCGGCGGCTCCGCCCATTGAATGACATCGCCATTGTTAGCGGAACTGAATACACCTTTAGTGCATATCTAAAGCCCATAAACGGATGGCCAATGGCCATGCTGCATTTTTCTACCGGAGTTGGAGTTGTTTCGCAGTATGGCATTGCAACTTTCAATCTTTTAACAGGGACGGTTGCTTCTACTGTTCTCGGAACAGCAACTATTACCGCCGCGGGCAACGGATGGTATCGCTGCTCACTAACTTCATCCGGCAACTTATTTACAACAGTTCGCCCCAAGATTGTCCTTGTAGACAGTTCTGACGACACCGCAGCAGAGGCGGTAACTGGTATCACTGGAGCAGGCGTCTACGTCTGGGGCGCACAGCTTGAGGCTGGACTATTCCCCACCAGCTACATCCCGACGACCACCGCCGCCGCCACACGCGCAGCGGATAGTGCGGTCGTTACGCCGATTAGTTCGTTTTACAATGGAACGGAATCCACTGTGTTTTCAGAGACAAGTGCGGCCTCTGTAGCGTTCGACAGCACGGTGTTGGCCATTAATAACACAACACAAAACGAACAGCTTGACCACCGCTATGGAATTGCTGGCCTTAACACAAGAGTCCGCGTAGGTGGAGTCAATCAAGCAGCGTTCACTCTCGGTTCCGCGCCGGTTAGTGGCACCGTCTACAAGCTGATTGGTGCCTACAAGCAAAACGACTTTGCCTTTAGCGTAAACGGATCAACCGCAAGCACCGACTCGCTTGGCGATATGCCCACAGGGCTATCCCAGATGGAAATAGGCAGGCGCACAAACTCGGGAATCCTTACTGGCCACATCCGCAAGTTGGCCTACTGGCCCAAGCGTCTTTCCGACACGCTACTCCAGCAGCTAACAACCTAAAGCTATGACGGACTACTTGTATAAATTCCCCGACGAAGCCACGGCGAAAACCGCGCTGGCCGATTACTATGATGCCGAGAACGGATGGAAGACCAGCGGCGAGGGCTATGCGCTTGATCCGGTGGGCGTGCTGGCAGACGTAGACAACAGCGACCCCGAGAATCCGGTCAGCACGCTCCTCGACGGCTGGCACCTCAATCTGCGCGTGACCGACGACCGGCCAGATCCGGCGGCGGACTACGCTGTCACGCCAGCGCAGCAGCGGAGGGTGTGGCTATGACCTCGTGGCACTATCACATGACGACGACCGAGAAGGGTGTTGTCGGCACCGTTACGTCCATCGGTTCGTCTGTATTTTCTATGTTACCCCATTTGGAAACCAGCCTGCGCATCGCGGGCCTGCTTGTCGGATTTTGCGTCGGCGTGGCAACGCTCATTAGCGTGCTGCACGATGTTCGGAGAAAAATGAAGGAGAAATAAAACTATGCGTAACTGGAAAACAACGACCATCGGAATCCTCACCGCCCTCATCGCCTTGGCGACTGGCGCGAAGGAATTCCTTGCCACCGGCACTATCCCTGACATCGGCCTCATTGCCGCCAGTCTCATGGCTGCATGGGGATTAGTGGTAGCGAAAGACGGCACCGCACGCCTGTAAAACAAAGGATGAAACCTGAAGCGCGAAACCTGAGTAACAAGGTAGGGCGGGGCCTCCGGACCCGCCGCTGCCCTTCACTCAAGTCTCTAACTCAAGTCTCAGCCCTCTGCGTTGTCGCTCTGGCGACAACGAGCTGCGTCACCGTCGGCTACGACTTCGTGCGTCAACAAGCCACCGTCACCGTCAATCCCCCGCCCAAGGGTCACGCGAAATAACCCATGTGGACCTGGCTCAAGAGAATCTTTGGCAAGAAATCCGACGCTACCCCAGCGCCGGACTCGCCGAATTTGCCCTCCGCATCCACAACGAGCTTCACCGTCGAGCCACCGCTGACGACCTACGACGAGCGCCGGCTGAACACGCCGAACAAACAAGCCCACCGCATCAAACCGGAAGCCATCGTCCTGCATCACTCGGACGGCAGCTACCACGGCAGCTGCGCCTGGATCACCAACCCCGCCGCTAAAGTGAGCTACCACGTCCTCATCGCCAGAGACGGCCGCCGCACCGTCTTCGGAAGCGACACCGACCGCTGCTGGCACGCCGGCCGCAGCAACTGGCACGGCCGCCCCGACCTGAATAGCTGGTCCCTCGGCGTCGCCTGGGAAGGCAACACCTACGAAGACCCCCTCGGCGAAGCCGCCATGAACAGCGCCCTAGAATACCTCGTCCCCCGCATGAAGAAGTGGAACATCCCCCTAAACCTCGTCCTCACCCACCAACAAGTCGCCCCAACCCGCAAAACCGACATCTCCCCCGGCGACGCCGCCCGCTTTAAGACCCGGCTCAAAGCCGCGTTGAACTAAGTATGAAACTCGAAACTGGAAACCTGAGTAATGCTGTAGCGGCGGTCTATGACCGCCGGAGCAATATCACTCAAGTCTCACACTCAAGTCTCAGCCCTATCCTCTAATGGCATTAGAATCTCCAGTCCAACGCGACGGCGACAACGGCTTCATCGGCTTCGCCAGCCGCTTGAACCCGCTGACCTTGCCCGCCGGAATGCTCCAAGACAGCGTCAACATGCGCCTCGAGCGCGGCACGGCGCAGACCCGCAAAGGCGCCAAGCGTCTCGCCGATGCCATCTCCACGGCGGACGAACCGCTCACACTTTCCTTCAACCTCGCCGTGGACCGGGCGATCAACACGATCACCTTCAGCAGCACGACCGCCACCGTGACCACGGCCGCCGCCCATGGCTACACCAACGGCCAGACCGTCAACATTCGCGGCGCGACCGGAGCGGACGCCACGTTCTACAACGGCGACTTCGCCATTGCGGGCGCCAGCGGCAGCACCTTTACCTACACCATGACCAGCACCCCGGCGGCCAACGCCACCGGCACACTGCTGGCCAACGCGGGGCCGCTCGTCAAGACCACCTACAGCGGCGGCATCTTCGGCGCCGGAGTCTTCGCCAGCCGCAACTACGACAACGCGAACGAATACGTCGTCATGGCTGGACCCGACAGCGCCTACCTCTGGCGCAACACCTCGCCGACCGACACCGTTGTCACGGTTGGCTATCCCAGCTCGCCGGACGAGACGATTGATCCGCAGGACAGCGTGAGCATCGTCCAAGCCTACGACCGCCTCTATATCCTGCGCGAAGCACCGATTGATCCGGCCACAACTTTCAAGCAGCAGTTCACCAACGCCAGCGGGATCACGGTTTCGTCCACCACGGCAACGGTCAACGTCAACACGCACGGTCTAAGTGCCGGTCAGCGGGTCCGCATCGAGGGGAGCACGGTCGCCGCCTTCGACGGCCATGAGTTCGACATTCTGGCGACCAACGTAAATACCAACTCCTTTGAGATCACCGTGCCGAGCGGCACCGCCACGACCGCCGTTGCCAATATCCGAGTCCGCCGCGTCAAGCCGCCGATCTACTGGACCGGCAGCGGCAGCTTCGTCCGCGCTGCGGGCGGTGTGCCCGCCGAAGGTCCGACCTACAAGCGTATGCGCTCGGTCGGCTGGGCGAGCTACATCCAGAACCGCCTCATCATCCCTGACGGCCGCGACCAAGTGGCCATCTCCGACTACCTTGATGCCGACCTTTACGATCCATTCTGGCAGTCCTTCCGCACCGGCGCCGGTGGCGGAGACTTTGTCATGGCCGTGCATCCATGGGCCGAAGGCGCGGCGCTGGTCTTCTGCCGCAAGAGCATCTGGCTGGCGACCTTGGCGCAATTCCCTGCGACCAATGGCAGCGACTTCGCCATCGACACCGCCGTGGCGAAGCTGGAACTCGTCACCGACGAGATCGGGTGCAGTGCCCGCAACAGCATCGTGACCGCCGGTCGCTTCGTCTTCTTCCTCTCAGACGCCGGAGTCTACCGTCTCGACACCCAGCTCGACCTCAAGTTGCGCGGCGACACCAAGCCGCTCAGTGATCCGGTCGCCGACCTCTTTGAGCGCATCGACCAGAGCAAGGTGCAACGCGCCTTTGGCATCTGGCATTCCAACCGCTACATCCTCGCCGTCCCGACGCTCGACTCGCCGGACGACACCAACGATCTGGTCGTCACTTGGTCGGCCCTCAATGACCAATGGGAAAGCCGCGACGTTTATGGCATCGGCGTGGACGCCTTGGTCGTCGGCACCTACAGCAACGTCGGCCGCATCTTCAACGTCCGCCGCACCGGCAAGCTGTATCTCCTCGATGAGAACGCCAACGGCAAGGACGACGAGCCAAGCGGCAGCCTGCAATCTCAAGTCACCGGCACGATCAAGACCCGCCGCTACAACATGCAGACCATGAGCAGCAAGCGATTCCTCCGCAGCCTCGCCGATGTGGTTCTGCCGGACGACGGCAGCATTGTGGTCAAAGCTAATCTTATCAACCCCGACGCCGAGATCACCTTGGTGCCGGGACAAACCAACGACAGCGGCCTCGCCGAAGACTACACGCTCAAGCAGCCGATCCGCCGCAAAGCCCACGCCGCCGAGCTAATGTTCGAGACCACCGCCGAACGCCCCGAGATCCGCAACGTGAGCATCGAAGCGGCGCTCCAAAGCATGACGCCTACGGAAACCCGCAACGCCGCCTAACCCTCAACTCTAAACCCTCAACTCTCAACTACTCCAATGGCAACTGAGCCGAGCGCAGCGAGACAGGCTGAAGCGAAGCGAAGCCAAACCGCAGCCTAACAACAAAGGAAAACAATCATGGCAACAGTGACTCAAGGATACACATGGACATCAGGCGAGACTGTCACACCCGCGAAACTCAACAGCGCTGCCGCACCGACTGTCGTTGTCGCTGACAATGAGGTGACGGCCGCAAAACTCGCTAGCAACGCTGTGGAAACCGCGAAGATAAACTCGGGCGCTGTCACGGGGCCCAAACTTGCAGACGGAATGACGGTGCAAACCGTCTACTCGCAAACAACGTCACAAACAACAGTCGGAGCGCCATACACAATTCCGGCAGACAACACAAAGCCGCAAAGCTCAGAGGGGATTGAAGTGCTAACGGCATCTATAACGCCATCTTCCTCTACAAACAGGGTTTTCGTAGAAGCGCGGCTGAATGGCTCAATGGCTGGCGCTGGCACAATAGTAATGTCACTCTTTAAGGGGTCTGGAGCCGACGCCTTGGCCACCACGTTTGTTTCGGCCACGGGCGTTGCTGGGGCTCCGCTCGGACTGACGTTTCAAGATTCACCGAGCACAACCTCCTCAACGACATACAAAATCCGTGCTGGATACGATTCAACAGGCAACGGCTATTATGTGAACGGAGGAGGGGATGGCTCGGCTGTTTTTGGCGGCACCGTTGCAAGCTGGATCAAGCTCACCGAAATCAAAGCCAGCTAATGCTTCCATGGCAAAAGGCAAAACACTGGTGGGACAACCACAGCACGCAAGACTTCTGGGAAGCAGTCGGCGAGCATCTGTCGGCGGGCTATGTGTGGTCATCGCCGCAATGCTTCATGCTGGCTCGCGCTGTGCGGTGGAACGCGGAGGAGCAACGATTTGAGCAAGGCGAAAGCAACTGCTGGCACGTCACTCTGGCTGCTTCTACTGGCCACGCAAATGCTTGCGGGGAGTTTATGCGCGTGTTCCCGCATCCGCAGCCTTGGGTGTCATGGTTTCGCGGGAGCAAGGACAAGCGCGTGAGGGTTTACGACTGGGATAAATTAACTAAAGCAACGAGGAGGAAATAATATGGGCAATGCAATAAGTAGTATTTTCGGCGGTGGCGGAGGAGGCACGACTTACAATGTCGCGCAGCCCCCGGCGCCGGCACCAATCGACTACGACAAGATGTATGCCGCGGCGACGCGGTCGGCCATTCAGCAGATGCAGGAGCAAGAGCGTTCGCTCGAGCGTCTGTATCCGAAGATGACGGCCATGCAGCTGGGCACGGCCCGCCAGGTGGCCGGGGAGTTGGATAATCAATACCTCGCCCGGACCCGCGGCGTGATGGACCAGGAGCTGCAAGCGGCCAGCGCCCCCAGCGCCATCGAGGCGGAGATCCAGCGTCAGGCTCAAGAGGAGCTAATGCTGGGACGTTCTCTCTCGCCGGAGCAGGAGCGGGCGGCGCAGCAATCCGCCCGCGGCGCCTTCGCCGCCCGCGGTCTCGGCACCAGCGCCGGATCGTCGGCCGCGGAGATTCTCAACCGGGATGCCATGTCGCAGCAGCGTCTCGACCAGCGCCGTCAATTCGCCCTCGGCGCCAACCAGCTCGACCTCGCCCGGCGCGGCCGCCGGATCACCCTGGCCGAAGGCTACGGCGCCCTCGACCCCTTCGCCCGCGGACTCAACCCGGCCTTCGGCCTGGGCCAAGCGACCATGGGACAAGGCACGCAACTGATCGGCAACACGTTCAACAATGCCGTCAACCAGGCGGGCAACGTCGAATCCTTCAACCGGAATCTCCAGGGCTCAATGTTTAACTCTTGGCAGAACAACAACGCCGCCATGCAGGCCGCAGCAATGCAGGCCGGTGCCTCGCAAAACGCGGGCATGATGGGCATGTTTGGCGGGATCGGTGGCGGTGTGGCTACCGGAATCGCGGCGGCTTCTTTCTAATGACCTACGAAGACAAAGTCTCCTACGCGCACCGGCTCATCGAGCAGTCGCTCGCTGAGTTTGGCAATCCGTGCATCGCCTGCTCTTTCGGCAAGGATAGCATGGTGGTGCTGGACTTGGTGCGGCGGCATCGGGACGACCTGCCGGTGGTGTTTCACCGCGAGCCGTGGCAGCCGCACAAGTATCGGTTCGCCGATGCGGTGATTCAGCACTACGGACTGCGGGTCTATGATTTCCCGCCCTCGGCCACGATGGTGCAGGACGGCGGCGGCGAGGTGGAGATCGCCGGATACTACCAGATCGGCGCCCGCTACAATATGCTGCCGACCGGTATCCGCGCCCCGAAGGACGGCGAGGACTTTGTCTGCGGACTTGCGGACATCTACCAGCGGCCGACCGGCACGTTCAACTGGCCGTGGGATGCGATGTTTCATGGCCACAAGGCGAGCGACAGCGATGCGGTCTACGGCGACATCACGATCCGCACCGATGTGGCGCGCAATCTGGACAGCGCCAGCCTCGTCTTCCCGATCCGTCTCTTCACCGATGAGGACGTGTGGCGCTACATCGAGGAGAACAATTTGCCCATCCACCATGGACGCTACGAGAAGGTCGGCGAGTCATGGCAGGAGCGGGAGGACAAAGGTGACAACCCGGACTATGTCAGCGCCTGCACGGCGTGCATGGCCAAGGACGGACCCGCCGAGGTGCTGTGTCCACGGCTTGGCCAATTGGTGAGCAATGTGAGCGATCAGCTCAGATGGTCACAAAAAGAACGCCCCAGCTACCTGCGGGCGGAAGCAGCTTAACAACGAGAAGGAGAACAAAACTATGTTTGCTTATAACCCGACAGAGAACGACCAAAGCGGACGCATCATCGCCCAAGGCATGATGGGCGCCGCGCAAACCAACGCCCAGACGATGGGACAGCTCGGCCAGGATATTGGCGGGGCGCTGGCGTCCATCGGCGGAATGGTCGGCAACGTCAGTCAGGCCAACGCCCAGGCGGACTCGGCTTTCGATGCCATCAACGCCATCGGCCAGATGTATCCCGGCATGAAAAAGATTTCCTCTGCCCTTGAGGGCATGGACCCGCGCACGCGCCGGCTGGCCTCCATGAGCATTCTCGACAACCTCGGGGCGATTTCACAACTGGGTATTGCAGGCATGAACAATCAGACGCGCATGGCTGGGCAGCAGATTCAGCAGAATGCTCCGCTTGCCCAACAGAATATCAAAAACGCCAACACCCTCGCCGAAGAGGGCGCGAGCTTTGACGGCACGTTGTTGCCCACCTTCGGCAATCGATGAGTCGCCGCCGCGACCAGCGTTATCCGCTAACCCAGCCACCGGACGGCATGGTGGTTGAGCCGGCACTACCTACCAAAGACCCTATGACCCCTAGCCAAACTAGCGTTAATAATTCACTCGGAGCATCCGATGACGAAACCCTTCCGCCAGTGCGCGACGCACAGGGCAACCCTGTCCCGCTGACGGAGTTTGGCGGGATGACCGATCAAGCGCCGGAGGAGGTGCCCGCCGAGGTGCGCCGTGCCACGATGAGCGTCCCGGCCAAGGGCGTGCATTTTAACTTTGAGCCGTTCCAACAAATCGCACAGCTCCATGCCGCAGGCCAAACCGACGAGGCGCGCAATATTTACAACTCCCTCGATCCCCAGTCGCGCTACGTCTACGAAAATATCAAGAACATGAAGAAGGTGCCTGCCTCGGAGGCCGCGCGGCTGGCTGATGAGTTCCGGCAAAAGCAGGACAGGGTTGCAATGCAGAGGGAAGACCCGCTCAAGCAGGCGCAGCTTGCAGATCGTAAGTCGAAAATTGCCGAGCGCGAGGCCGTCCAGAACGACTTTAAAATCCGCCGGCAGGCAACGCTTAAAAATATTGAAGAAGTTCTAAAAGACAAAGACTACGCCAGCTTGGTCGGGCCATTCGACGGAACGGTCGGCGGGATGTACGACGCTGCATTTAATCCCAAGATGCAAGCCAAGCGAGCAAAGCTAGACCGATTGATTAATATCGATGTCTTGGACATGACCAAATATTTGCGCCCGATTTCGCAAGACGAATTGAAATATTTGCGCACGTTGGTGCCAGGCTCTAGGCAGCATTGGGAAGTATACGAGCAATACTTGTCGGAAAAGCGCGACATGCTGAAAGCGGCAGACAAGGCGGTAGTGAACCCGGCGACCAACCAAGCGTTGCCGAGCGAAAGCGATGACACGACCGGGAGCAATGCTCCGGCAGCGTCTACTGGCGGACAGGCCGCGCCGCAGCAAACCAAAAAAGTCGGCAATCAAACCTGGGTCAGAACTCCTGACGGATGGCTACCACAGCGATAACACGCCCACTTACTGACGAGGAGATGAACGCCCTCGAGCAGCAGGCGCAGGCGTCAGAGTCATTCTGGGGCACCGTGGCCGGCGTGCCGCGCGAGGAGCCGCTCTCGGACGCGCAGGTGGAGTCCGCGGAAATGCGCAGCGGCACCGGCACGGCACTGCAGCAGACATCATTTGGCCGGGCGACCGATCCCGCGGCGCCGCAGCTACCGGAGCAGGAGCAGCGTCCACTCTCAGACTGGGAGATGGAGGAGCTGGAAGACCAGACGGTGCGCGACCCGTCTTACATCCCGACGTTCAACGAGTGGGATTCTTGGGATCAAAAGCGGGCGGCGCGGTCCAACGCTGTGAATGGCTTTTTCCAAGGCGCCGGGTCGATTGCCAGCGCGTTGGGCGGCGTGGTTTGGAGTCTGGGCAAGCTGCCTGGTGACTTCGTGTTCCGCGGGTTTGGGCCGGCGTACGACACGATGGTGCATAGCTTGGCCGAGGGCGCGCGGCGCTCGGGCGTGGGGCTGGCTGAGATTATTAATTACGCGGGCGATGTCTACGCGGACAGTAGCAGCGACATCCGCCGCAGCGCGGCGATCAATGACAAAATCCGGCAGCAGCTCGCCGCGGAGAACAAGTTCACCGGCAACGCGCAGCAGGATGAGGCAATCCTTGAGCAAGCGTTTCACGAGGCTCGTGCGGCTGGTCTTTATGACAGAACGCCGGAGGAGACCGCCGCGCAGGCGCAAGAGGATCGCAAGACGGCTTACGACCGCTTCGTGCGCAACCGGGCGCTGGAGCAGGAGTTTCTCGGCATCGGCAATATTACGATGGGCAACGACCCAATCGAGACGGGAAGAATTTTCGGCCCCAGGACGGTCGGTGGCCAGCCGTCGCAGATCACCGCGGAGTCGGTGACGAAGCGCGCTTACGGCATCGATGACTCGAAGGTGGACGAGGGCCTGGCGACCTTCGGCATGCTGGCGCTGGACCCGTTGGCCATTTTGCCGATGGGAGCGGGCGGGCTTTCCAAGCTGCGGGCACTGCGGCGCATCTCCATTCTCGCTGACAAGCCGCTGGGTGGCGTGGCCAAGAGCGCGGGCTGGGCGGCGACCAAAGCTGAAAACCTGCAAGACCGGCTGATGCGCGCCGGCCTGACGAGCGACCGTCTGGCCAAGGCGTCCTTCGGTGTGGCGCTTGGCTCGGGGGCGCTGGGATTTTCGCAGAACAATGACGTGGCCAAGGGTATCGCCCTCGCGGCGGCGGTGCTGCCGGCGGTGCGTAAAAGCGGCGGCATCCTGCGCGGCGTGGAGTCTGCGGCACAGTCGGGCCAAATGGTCGTGAAGGAAATGGGCGTGGGCGGCGTGGGCGTATTTCGCGCGGACTCGGCGTCTAGACTGGCGGACGATGCGGCGATCCCCGGTCGCTACCGCGAGGCAATGCGCGGATTCTTTTCGGGACCGGAAAGCTCGCTCAAGAGGGCTTCGCAGAACGAGGGCATGTCGCTGCGGGCGCGCAAGACATTGGGGGCGCTCGACAACACGGGCGTGACGCAGGCGTTCCGGCTGGCGGATGACGCCGTGTCTGGCGGACTAGCGGGCGCCGCGGTGGCCTCGCCGTTTGCTTTGATTGCGCCGGAGGACCAGCAGTCGCAGATTTTTGGCGCCATCGCCACAATGGGCGCCGCGGGCGGATTGATCGGCGGACCCTTGGCGCGTCGCACGCAGATGATCGACGCGGACATCGCGCGCATGCTGGCCGACGTGGACGCGGCGGGCGGTGACGCAGCCTACTTCTCCCAACTGCCGCACGAAACATTGGCCCGCTACGCTGCTATGCAGGGCGTGGTATCCACCAAGGTGGACTGGGTGCCGCTGTCGGCGCGGGACTACGCGGCCAACCTTGCCATGCCGGCGGCTAGCCGTGAAACCACCAAGGGGCTTTTTGTCGATGCTTCGGACGGCAATCGCCCGCGCATCTTCCTCGACATCGATCAACTCGCCTCGGGCGATGTGGCCGGCCACGAAATCGGTCACGCCATCCTCAAGAGCGACATCCTGGGCGGCGAGATCAAAAACAACATGCGCAACCAGGTCAACGTGCAGTATGGCCAAGACGGTGTGCAGGCCCGCGGGCGCGAGTATTTGGCCAGCATCATGGCGCGCGAAGTCGAGGCGGGCGTGACCGGCATCAAGCCGGAGGTGCTGACCGATGCGGAGATGCAGCGGGTGGCCAATGGCGCTTCGCCGGAGGACATCGTGCGGGCGCGCTGGGAAGATCCGCAGATGCGGCAGCGCATGATCGACGAGCGCATCGAGGACAAGAATCAACGCGACCTCGCCGAGGGCAATATGGAGTGGGACTGGGCGCGGGATGAGATCGCCGCGGAGACATTCTCCGGGCTGTCGGGAGGTATCGACTTCCGACGTATGCGCGAGGGCGGGCCGCTTGCCGGTATGCTCGGTGCGGCCAGCGGACTCTTTGACATGATGGGTGCGAAGTTCCGCGGCAACGGCCGGCTGGAAACGCCGAACCGGGTTTTCGAGGAGAATCCGCTGTTTGACACGCCAGAGATGCGCCGAGCGGTGACCAACTATACGAAACAATTTGAGCGCTACCTGGTCGGCATGGAGCGCGACTCGGCGCCGAAAAAGCGCGGCACGAAGGTGGCGCCGACCGGCAAGGCCAGCGAGGCGGCGCGCAGCCCGCACAATCGCGTGTATCAAAACGGCGCGGTGGTGGAGAACGACATTTTTATCTTGGACGCCAACGGCAACCCGATGCCGAAGTCGCAGCAGCAGGTCAACACGCAGGAGAAGGCGCGGGCGGCAACGCTCAAGTCGATCAACACGCGCACACGCCTAGTGCCGGTGCATAGTGCCGAGTGGGGCGCCCGCAAGGTGGGCAACCGCGTGGAAGTCGGCGGGCCTAATCTTCCGCTGCAGTTCGACAACTTCGTGCAGGTGCCGCAGTGGCTGCGGACCAAGGCGCGCGAGTTTGAAGCGGGTCGCCGCACCGGGCAAAGCTACCGCGTTTCGTACAACGCCATCGGCACCGGAGCGAGCGGCAGTTACAAGGTGAGCAACCTAGGCAACGTCGAGGCGATCACCCGCGAGGTGGTGCCTTTCGGATGGCAGCTCTCGGACAAGAACCACCTGCTGGCCAAGGTCATCGATCTTGATGCCTTCCGCGCCGCGGCGATCCGCGCGGTGGACCGCGGAGAGTTGCCGGAGTTCAACAACAACGTGAAAGACGTCGAAGCCGGCCTCAAGGTGCTGCTCAAGAATCACGAAGACGGACTGCCCGGCGAGACCAACCTCGGAGCGCAGAAAAAGAACCTGCTCAACGGACTGCTCGGCACTGGCACGCCCACGCAGAAGGCAGCCAATCCGCTCTACGGCGATCTGAACCCTAAGGGCAGCATCCGCACCTTCCGCTTCGACCGGCTCAACTACGCCGATCCCTTTGGCACCGGCTACTTCCCGCACTACCACAAGATCAACACCAACGCCCTGCCGCGCGAGGTGGGTGTGATGTCGCTTGACGAGTGGCGCCAATTCGACGCTGACCGCAAGAGCGCTTACTTGAACCAGCAGGCCGCGCGCCGCGGCTACAGCAACGCAACCAACTGGCAGGGCGCCGACGCCGCCAGCTTCCGCGCCGCGGATGCCGAGTATCGCCGCGAGTTCCCAGTGCCGAACGAGCGACCGGCAGAGGGTGCGGCGTTGCCGCGGGATGCTCAGGAAGCGGCGCCAATTCTTATTGATCCCAACGCGCCGAAGGATGCTTACGCGCGGAGTATCGAAGACATCAAGGCCGTCATCCCGCCCGAGCAGCGGTTCGTCGGCAACAAGACGCCGGGGCGCCCGGTGTTGGCGCCGGATGGCCGGCCCTACTTGCAGCACGATTTGTCCAAGCCGACCGGCAATCTATTCATCAAACAGTCTGATCTTGATCAAGCGTGGCGCGAAGCGGTGGCCGAGACTGGCCCCGCGGCGCAGCGCGCGCTCGACGAGATGCGCGCCCGCGGATTCAACATGGTGCCTCCGAATGAAGCGCACTGGCGCGCGGTGGGCAACCTGCCGTTGATGGATCGTTTTTGGTATGAAACTTCCGCGGAAGCGATGGTCATTTCGTTCCCCGGCATGGCGCAACGCGGGCAGTCGCCGAAGGTCATGGACACCGTGGCCGCGACAAGTCCGTTGGCCGATCCGAACTACAACGCAAAATTGGCGATCTCGTTTTTGTCGGAAGACTTCCGCGAGTCGCCTGCGCAGACGCCGGCCGTTGTGCCCAAGGGCGTTTCGGATGCATTGCTCGGCACATTCGGTCGCGAAGAGCAGCGCAAGATTGGCAGCTTCGGCGGGACGTTTCGTTTCCTCGCTGGGCTGTCCGACGATCCGCCGCTCACCACCAACGACCGGCAGGTGGCCTCGAGCTTCGGTGTGCCGGACAAAGTCTTCGGCGAGTTCCCGGTCATGTACGAGGCGGTGTCGCGGTTCTACAATAAGCTGCGCGACACGATTAATAGCGGGCAGGCGGACAAGTCGATGGGCGCTTTCGAGGCGCATCAATTGCAAGCACTGAGCTGGGTGCAGCACCGCGCCGAGTTGGAGATGGCACGCAATAAGAACGTGTCCGCGGCACAGGCTTTCGATGGCGATGCTTACGCGGTGGCGTTCAAGCGAGCCGCCGACGAGCTGCGCGCTGGTGGTGTCACGGTGGCGTCCGACCCGGCGACCGGGCTGCCGATCTTCGACGACGCCGTATTGAGCGATCCGCGGGTCACGGACATTTTGGCGCCGACAACTAAGGAGTTCATGCGCGACACATTCCAGACAATGGAAATCGTGACCAAGCTGACCAAGGCCGGCGACGAGTTTCTGCGCAATTACGAAGAGAGCAGGACGCTGGGCATTAAGGGCAATATCAAAGACGCCGAGACGGTGATCGCTAGGCACATGAACGCGCTCACCAAGCGCAAGGATTTGGGTAACGGTAAAAAGGCGCCGTCGTTGGTCACCGAGCTGGCGCGAGTGTTTGACGAGAAGGCCGAGATCACTCGCATCGAGTTTGGCTATGGCACGTTCAAGGGAGACTTTGGCGCCAACCTGCGCATCCCTCTCGGCTCGGTGCCGGAGCAATATCGTCCGGCATTCTTGGCGATCCTTGGTAAGTATTACCGGCAGGAAGCGCAGGCGGCATCGAGCTTTTTAAGCCCTAAGCCGGGACAGGCGCCGACATCCTATTCCGCATTCTTCCGCGGGCGGGTTGACACGGACTTCCTCGGCAGCATGGCCAAAGATCTTTCGGCGGCCGGCTACGAGGCCAATGTGTCGATCCGGCCTAACGGCGTGGTGGTGGACGTGGTCCCGCGGTTTACTGAACAAGGGCCGGTGCCTATTGATCCGGCGCTGCTCAAACAAATCTCCGACACGGCTGTCGGCGATACTACAACGGCGAGCGTCATAGACCGAGATTTCTCGTCAATTTACCTTGAAAGACCAAGCTACGCAGACGAGATTAACAAAGCAAAGAAAGGACTATTAAATGACACCGCAAGAGAAATCGAAACTATTACAGGAGCGAAGCGCCAAGATTCGCGAGCTTTTGCAGAAGGGCGCGACGCCAAACTATCCGGTAACAAAGCTGTCGCTCGAAGAGCAGAAAAAGCTCGGGATCGATACCGAAAGCGTTTACGTCAGCTTGAATCCGTTGAGGCGCGGATGAGGGATCTGGCCGAGGAGTTCCAAAAGGACATGACCAAGGCCAGCCGCGTGATGCGTCCGAAGCTCGAACGCCGGCGCAAGGCGATGAGCAAGCCCGCGGAACCGGCGCCGGAAGGACTGGAAGATTTATAGCTCATCTGGCACGTCCAGAAAGAGACTAAGGGTCAGCTACGGCTGGCCCTTTTTTTGCCAGACTATGCGCCAGAGTGGCAATCGGACGCAGTAAGGCGGGGCATTTTCAGTCCTCTGCTCTGCCAACTGAGCTACCTAGCCGAATCCCTGTTTTCTCTGATGAACAGAGCAAAGTTTGTGATTTGGTGCTATTTGATTGCACCTGGTTTGACGCATTTTTTGTCAGACTCTGCGCCAACTTTTGCCAGACACCTTGGCAGGGTTTGATGGCCGTGCTATTGGTGGCTCCATGGACACGCACAAGATCACGGCGGCCGGTCTGACCGGCAAGCTCTACCAAACCAACGACTCGCCGCGCTGGCAGTTTGAATTCCGGCACCCGCACACCAAGAAGCGACTTCGCATTTCCACCGGCCTGCGCGACCTCGTTATGGCCAAGGAGAAGGCCAAGGGCATCTTGGTCGATGCCGGACGCGAGGGTCTGGCGGCGCTGCAAGCGCACTCGCAGCGGGCCACGTCCAAGTCGATTGGTGAGGCGATTGACCATTATTTGAAGGTGAGCAAGATCGACAGCAGACAGAGCAATGTCAATCGTCTGTTGCGGTTACTGCGGGCCACGCTGGGCGGGACCAACGAGCAGGTGCGCGCCAAGCCGCTGAGTGTGCTGACGCCGGCGCTGGTGGCCAAGTATCTCGCGGAATGGAAGGGCAGCGTCTACACGCTGCGCGGTGTGTTAGTGTCGTCGCGCGCCGTGTTTTGTCATGCGCTGGACTGGGAGGGCTTTCCGTTACCGGAGTCGCTGGAGAAGTTTGCCAAGACGACCAAGGGCATGCGGGCGCCCTCACCCACCTTTGAGCGGATCTCGCCGGCGATACTTAGCAACATGGATAATGCCAGCAAGCAGCGTTCCCCATCGATCCGGCGGGCGTTCCTACTGACCCGCTATCTCGGCATGACACCCAAGGAATGCTGGCTCTGCCGGCGGGAGTGGATTGAAGAACGCAACGGCAAGTTTGTCATGGTGGTCATCGAGCGCGACGGCGTGACGCTCAAGACCGGCAGTAAGCGGGGCCGCGCGATGTCGATCCCAGAGTGGATGGCCGCAGAGCTGCTTGCCGCGGACGATTACATAGTGGAGGGCAAGACGCCCGGGCGCCGGAAGTATTTCATGGAGCGGATCTACAATGCGTTCGTCCGCGAGTTCCTGCCGGATCGTCGAACGGCCGCCTACGAGCTGCGGCGGCAGGCTGGGTCGGATATCCTCAACGCGACCGGCAAGATCAGCGTGGCGCAGCACATGCTGGGGCACAGCTCGCCGACCACGACCTCGACTTGGTACGCCGTATACGACCGCGAGGTGGACGTGGCGTCCGTTTGGGATCAGCAGTAAGCCGCTTCCCTGCGGAGAATGTGCTGCTCAATCCCCGCAACTTCCTCGGCGAATGGCAGCACGTCGAGGTCGGCGCAGGCATGCCGCACGCAGTTGTCGCTAAGGCACTGCCGGCGCATCATGGCGAACAGCTCGGGGCTGTCGAAGCGGCGGCCGGCGAGGCGTAGGCCAGACCATGGGAAGGTGCCGGTGGCGAAGTAGTCGTGGCGGGTCATTGCTGGGTGAAGCGGTATTGATGCGAATAGTCGGTCCCTGCTTTCTTGGCCGGTTTCTTCTTGGGCCGGCGACTGACTGGCTCGCGGATTCCAAGTAGCTTGCGCTCCTCTGCGGTCAGCTTGGCGGCTACGGCGTTGTAGGCGTCTTCTTCTTGGAAGCGGCGCAAGATGCCCTCGCGGCGCTCACCCCACCAGTCCTTCATGTGGCTGGCCGTGAAGTTGCGGCTGAAGACTGCGTTGAGGACTTTTTCGTGCGTCAGGTTGGACGCTGCTGCGAGTTGTTTAGAAAGCGCGATTAAGGCGGTGCGCTGTGGCGTAATCTTGGCGATGATGGCTTCGATGTCATCAAAGCGCTGCTGTGCTGTTTTGGATTTCATGTGGTGTGTTTGTGTTTGGGTTGGGTGAAAGTTTCAAGGGTTAACGGCAAGCGGTTGCGGTGGCTTGGGCTGGGTGGCGCTGTACCAATGCGTGTACCCAGGGACGCGCAGCAGGACGCGGGACGGAACTCGGTAGCCGCTCGGATACACCATCTCCTCGAATGCAACCGAGTCGTGTGGCACTACGGCGCGGATGATGCTGTCCTGCTTCCATTTGCCGAACTGATCGGCGACCAGCTTGACGGTGACTGGCGAGGTGCCGATGTATTCGGCGTTGAGGTAGACGAGCGCGCCGGGTGGCAGCGTGGCGACCTGCACGGTGACGACCGGCTCGGCGGTGCGGTAGCGGTCGGGCACCGGATCGGTGGCGCAGCCGGTGAGGAGCACGGCGAGGATGGCGAGCGGTCTCACTGGGCGACCTCCAAGGGTAGCGAAAGCTGCGGGTCGGCGGCTTCTTTGCGCGCAAGCTGCACCATGTGGGCGTGCGTGATGATCAGCTCGGTGAGCTTGAGCGCGGCGCCGACATCGTAGTCGTGGTCCGCGTTGAATGTGGCGGCGGACTGGGCGATGGCGTGGATGTTCATGTTAGTTGGCGGCTGAACGAATTGCTTTGGCGAGACTGTCGCAAAAAAATGTTGCGCAGTAGTCGGCGAGAGGATCGCTGTGGTCGTTAATCGGGCGGGTGCCGATGCACGTTGCTTCGTCGCTGCGGCCGTTACGGCTGAACTCGACGACGCGCCGAAGTCCCTGCTTCGACGCGGTGAAGAAACGGTCGTCTTGTGTTGCAACGGCAAACCCGTTTTTTTGCAGCTTGTTGATGGCGTTTTGGATTTTCATTGTGGTGTGCTGGCCCGCCGGATCGAACAGCGGGCTGGTTGTGACTAGTCAACGATGCTCGACCAGGTTTCGGGATCGGGAAAAGCCTCGTCGTTTTTGCCGAACATCAGATAGCGGTTGTAGGCGCCAATTTCAGAACTGTCTAAACCGTCAAACGAATACCTGCCGGCGAGGTTGTTTTCACGGACCGCGCTAATGATTATTTGGAGCGCTTGCTCATGTGTGGTGTGTTGCGCGTTCATGTTAAACCCCAAGCTCCTTAGCCAACTGCTGATTGTATTTGCTGCACGCTTCGGACGCCTCGCGCAGTGTTTTGTAGCGACCGAGGATCTCGGTGCCGCCGATGCCGCGGACAATGACGTAGTCACTGCCGGTGTAGTTGAAGACCGCGATGCTGCTGCGGACTTTGTTGCGACGTGTGGTGTATTTCATGTGGTGTGTAGATGCTGTTGGCATCTGTAAGCACCATATAGCATCTGTAGGCATCTGCAAGCAATATTTGCAATATTTTGCAAAATAGTTACTTCCCTCTGTAAATCAGCGGGTTACTTGAGGGCTTTTTCCAGCTTGGCGGCCATCCCGCCTACGTTGCGCAGGATCATCGACCGGAACTGCTCGGTCATGGGGCCACCGAAGGCTTCCTCCAGCTCCATGTAGAACTCGAGGGCCACGCCGGTGTATTTGGCCGCGGTGAGATGCGCCGCCGGCGCCCTCCGCTGCAGCCGAGCGTGTGCCTGGTCGCTGATGTTGGCAAAGACCGACCTGCGTGAGCCGACAAGTCGTTTTGCTGTGGGTGTGGTGTTCATAGCGCAAACAGACTCCAACGGTTGCCTACAATTGTCAATTGGGGTGAATTCCCCATGGCGGAAAAATAATGCTTGCACCTGTGGGCATGTGTAGGCATCTTTAGCGAAATCAATGCAAGCCCACCTCGCACTGATCGCCTGCCGCCCTGCGCATCGTCGTGCCTTGTGTGCCTACAGATGCCTACACTTTCTATGACAAACACACCACAACTGCTCACGATCCGCGATGCGGCTTTGGCCCTGCGCGTGAGCTACGCCACGGCCCGCAAATGGGTCATCGACGGCCGGCTGCCGAGCATTGCCTTTGGGCAACGCACGCGCCGGATACCTGCCATGCAACTCGCCAAGTTCATCTCGGCGAACACAACGGGAGGAAACTAAATGAGCGCGCTCGAAGTTCTCAGCTATCTCACCGATCCGGTGTTCTGCACGGTGGTTGCTCTCGCGGTCGGCACGTTCGTTGCACTGGAAATCATTAACAAGATCGGAGGCGCGCGATGATCGACCTCAACATCGACCGTCCGTATCACCCGGAAGCGCTGTGCGAATGCGGAGATCCCGAATGCCTCGGACCCGCGGACGCCGTCATTCCGGTGGTTGAGGCGCTGGCCGCTTCGCTGCCGCAGCTTGAATCGCCGATGCTCAAGCTCATCAAAGAGCGCAACGAGGCGCGCCGCCTGTGCGAACTCCTCGCCGGCTCCTTCCCCGACATCGCCACGCTAACCAACAAGAAAGCCATCGATGCGGCCAACGGCGAGATGCACCAGGCGCTGTGGGCGTATTGCAAGACAAAGAAAGACTGGGACAAGCGCAGTTATCAACTCGGAGGTGAGCAATGAGCTACGAACTCGGAGACCCGGACGACCGTTGCTGCGATGAGGGCCGCGAGGCGGACATCGAGGAGCGTGACGCGGATGACTGCGGCAAGGCTTACGGCGTGCCGCACGATCCCTACGCGCATCGCACACCGGAGGAAGACGCCGAGTGGGAAGCGGAGAAACGCTTGGACTACGAGGCGGATCGAGTCTGCGGGCATCACTGGAGCGCTTGGTAGCCATGATCAAACTTTTGAAATTTTTTCGTAACCACAAACACAAACAACAACACACCATGACAACAACACACCCAATAACTGTTAAACAACAGGTCATCACGCCCGAGGTCGCTCGGCGCATGCTAGACCTCAATACCCACAACCGCCCGCTGCGCAAGTCACACGTCGAACACCTTTCGCGTGAAATGAAGCTCGGCCGGTGGAAAGTAAACGGAGACACGATTTGCCTTAACGGATCGCGCCTCATCGACGGACAGCACCGGCTGGCCGCTTGCGTAGAAAGCGGATGCAGTTTTGAGACGCTAGTCGTCAGCGGCGTCGATTCAGATGTTTTCGACACCAAAGATGTTGGCAAAAAGCGCACGGCGTCCGACACGCTGTCTGTGCGCGGCGAAATCAATACGGCCCTACTGGCCGCCACATTGGCGTTGGTGGAGCGATACATGACCGGTCGCATTTTGAGCAAGATCTCGTTCACCAACATTGAAGTGGAGCAAGCGCTTAATAAATATCCCCGCGTGCGCGAGTCGGTTCATGGCTCAAAAAACCGGACGCGCCTTGCGCCAGGCTCTGTTGTGGCCGCATGCCATTATTTGTTCAGCCAAATTGACGCTGATCAGGCGGATCAATTTATGGCCGACATCATTGGCGGCCACAATCTGTCGCCTGACGACGGTGTCTACATGCTGCGGGAGAGGTTGATGAATAACGCGATCAGCAAGGCCAAGTTGAAGCAGGAATACATCATGGCGCTGTTTATCAAGACGTGGAACGCCCGGCGCACCGGCAAAATGCTGCGGCAACTGATCTACCGCACCGAGGGTAAGACGCCCGAGCAATTCCCCATTGCTCAATAGTTAATTGCGGGGCGGCTCAATGAACCGCCCCGCAACACTTTTTTGCAGATGATCCTTACCTACAGCAAATCCGACATTGACCTCGTCACCCAATGGCTCGCCGCCCGGGACAACGAGAAAACTGGCGCCAAGGTGTATCACGGCGAGCGGCCGTGTTTGCCGGCGGCTGCCATGTTGGCTGTCGCTGAACGCATCTGGAGGAAGCGCTCGAGGTGATGACCTTCAAGCAGTGGCGAGCGTGCGGACGTAAGCGGCGGTTTCACACCGCGGCAGAGGCGCGTCGTTGTCAGCCGATGATGACCGTCTACGAGTGTAAGTATTGCGGCCGCTACCACCTGACCAAGGGAATCGACTGGTGGGCCAAGCACATCCTGCAGCGGAGGTTGGCGGCTTGAAGATGGCGCCTCTCCTCTGCGCCTGGCCGGTCGCACACAACGAGTGGCGCATCCAGTCGCGCATCGGTGCGGCGTCCAAATACCTGCGCTCCGGGTTGAAGCTGACGCGCTGCGCCTGGGCTATTTGTGGCGGGCATCTGGTCATCTTTAAGGTCATCGGCGGCAAGGCTGACGCTCAGAGGGTGATGGCGAATGTGACCCGCTACCTGAGGGAGAATTTTACAGAGAGGGCAATTCACGAAATGCCCCGCAGAGGCGTTTTGATTTCCTGACCATGGCAAGACCGCGGACGACATCTAAACCCAAAAAGAAAGCAGCCAAGCCGGAGCCAGAGATTGCTCCGGTGCATGTGGGCCGCTCAACCGGCCTCGAGGTGCCCGAAGCGAAGGCTGAGAAGATCGCCGCAGCGCATATGGCCGGCATGTCGATCCGCGAGATGTGCCGCGCGTTCAACACGTCGTACCACACGATCATGGCGCTGATACGCAACAGGCCGGAGCTGTTGGAACGCGCGCGGGAAATTACGTCGAAGAACTGGAAGACCTTGGCCGCCGTTGGGACCGCGGAACTCTTTGAGAGGATACCCGACATGAAGAGTCACGAACTCACTATCATGTCTGCGGTTGCAACAGAGAAATCTGAACTGCTGGCCGGTGGCGCAACGCAGCGTGTGGAGCATGTGATGGCTCCGGCGGCTGACTCTTGGAATAGCTTCGTGCGCGGGCTGAGGAGCGAGCAGGTGATCGATGTGACGGCGGAACGGGTGGATTTATCGGTCGGCTCAGAAGGACGCGAGGCGCAAAAGGCCGCTGCACTGCCAGCTCCTGCTATTGAGATTGAGACTGGCTCTACAGAGGAAAGCGAGAGATGAGCCGCAAACCGACCAAGTCGTTAATGCGACAACAGAGTAGAGCTGCTGCACATGAGAGTTATTGGGTTCGGTTATGGAGGGGAGGAGGGGGTCTGTCGTTATCAATTTCTCTAATACCCCCCACCGATAGCGCCTTCCGAAATTTTTTATAAAAACACGACCATGAGCTACGGCAAAGACGGCGGACCACTGCATGAGGCGATGATTAACCTCATCCCTTGGGCCATCTACACGCTGCAACAGGTGTGGGAAGACATGAGGGTCGGCGGGAGCATCGACGAGATGTTCACCCATGCCCTTATGGGAACGCTGAACTCTGGCCGCAAGGGGCGCCAGATACCGGATGGCATTATCTGTTGGGACGGCGGCAACGCGCTCATTGAGATTGGCAGGTGCCGGCCAGACAAGTGGCACGACCGGCCTTGGATTCATTGGTCTTTTGACGGACGCACAACCGTCATCAATCACAACGGCGATCCGATGCTCAATGAGGTCGCCGAGTATTTGGAAATCGCGGCCCAAAAGCCCGAGGCACAACAACACCAGCAAATCCAACAGGAGCAACTAGCAGCATGATCAAAGACATCCTCACCAAAGCAAAGTCAGCAATCGGTCAATCCATCAGTCAGCCCGCCCAGGTTGCCGCCGCGGAACCCGCCAAGCCAACCCCAGAAGCCACCCTCAAAGCCTCCCCAGTCACTGACCAGCAGCTCGCCGAAACTGTCGCCAAACAGGTCGGCTATCAACCCGGCGACCAAGTGACCGGCGCAGTTCTCCCCAAGAAGATCCCCAACACCCGCCTGCTCTACGTCTCGGTGCCAGACTGGAGCGAGCCGGTGATCTGCTCAGTGCAAAACGCCGCGGACTGGTCGGCCGGCGAGCGCATCAAGTGCGTTTACGTCAAAGCCGACGCTGAAGGTCGCCTCGTCTTTGAGAACCGCGACGGCATCCGCCGCAACCGGTGGCGCCGATGAGCGTAGCCGCCACCAACTACGTCTGGACCCAGTCGCCCGCGGAAGGTGCCGACCGGCTTGTCCTGCTGGCCTTGGCCGACTTTGCCGACGAGGCGGGCAACTGCTTCGGTTCATGGGGCAAGCTCGAGGAAAAGACCCGCCTCGCCCGCGCCACGGTCGCCCGCTGCCTTCGCCGCCTGCAAGACCGCGGCGAGCTGATCATGGTCGAAAAGGGCCACCGCAAGCTGGCCGGAGACGGCGCCGAGGCATCGATTTGGAAGATCCCCGGTGTGTCCGCCGAGATGGGTCTCAGAATGAGACCGGTCTCAGAAAGAGACCCAAGTAGTGTCAGAATGAGACCCAAGTGGTGTCAGAATGAGACCCCAACAATAAGGAACATAAAGGAACGTAATAAAGGCGCTGACGCGCCCGCTCCGGCGATTTCATCGCCTTCGCTACCCTCTTCTTCGGAAAAGGAAGCCCCGAAACCCAAACGCGCCACCGCTCCCAAATTCGACCCAGCGTCCTTGCCCCTGCCTCACGGCCCAGGGTTCGCTGCGGTCTGGGTTGATCTGATTGAACACAAGCGCCAGAAGCGGTCGCCCCTTACCGAGATTGGCGCCCGCCGACTCCTCAAGCAATTAGCCGAGTTCAACGAGCGCGATGCGGTCGAGAAGATGGAACGCGCCATCGTCAACAACTACTCCGGCGTCGTCTTCCCCGACGAGCTGCAGAAGCTGCGCCAACAGCGCCAGCCGATCCCTTTGCCTGTGCAAGGCCAACCCAAACAAACCGCCCTCGAGCGCTCCCTCGCCGAGATGCGCGAACAGTTCGCCAAAGAAAACGCAGCCTAGCCCATGAGCACCCTATTCGCCCTCGAAGACGGCATCCACGCCCCCATCACCGGAGGCACCGTCCTATCCGCCTGCCGCAAAGGAGAGATCTCCGAATCCCTCTTCATTGTCGGCGCCCAAGTTCACGACTGGGAGATCTTCACGCCCTTCGGCCACGCCCAGACCACCGACGTGATGTTGACCCGCGCCGGCGTCCGCCCGATCGCCGTCCAAGTCAAGACCGCCACCCTCGATCGCGGCGCCTACCACGTCTCCGTCAAGCGCGCCACCGGCGGACTGAAAGCCCGCCCCTACGAGATCCACGACTTCGACGTGCTCGCCGCCTACCTACCCGACCTCAATCAATTTGTCTTCTGGACATTCGACGACATCAGCAACCGAGTCAGCGTCCGCTACGACCCAAACAAGCACCGGAAGCCCGGTAACTGGGATTTGCTTAACACCGTCGCAGAATCATTAACCCAAACCCAATAATTGATTGCCCCCCCCCTAAGTTATCGATTTTCTATTAACACCTAAGACAGCCAATGTCCGACCCCCAACTGTACATTTGACCAGTAATTTTATGAAAACCGCCAAAGGCACCAAAAAGGCGAGCGCCCCCAAGGCGCCGAAAACCAACCTCAACATCAACGTCGAATACGTCGAGCAGATCGCCGACGAAAGCATCGCCACCATTATGGCCCTGCGCGCCCTCGTCCGCCAACTCGCCACCGAACTTGAGGAGGCCCGCAGCAAATGACCCTGCACAACGGCAAAACCCTAGCCCTCGAATATGAACCCACTGGCCCGCTGTTTGGCCGGCTCATGCTTGAGGCCACGTCGATCAACGCAGCGTGCGACCGCTTCCTCGCCAAGCGCGGTTTGATCACCCAGCCATCGTTCCGCAACTCCGGCTTCATCTTCGGCCGCGGCAAACGGAGGGCGCGCAAATGAGCACGATCATCCCTGACCTGGTTGTCGGCTCGGTCGGCTTCGGCTCCAACTTCGCGGACAACACCGCCTCGCTGGAGTCGCAGGTCCGCGAGCTGATCCGCTCCAACAATCGCCTCATCCGCGTCATCAACCGCTGCGTCAAGCCGTCCAACGAAGTCGCCAACGAGGCGCATGACGCCATCGAAGAGGCCACCGGCATCCGATGAGCGCCGGCAAGGGTGACCAACCGCGGCCGGTCAACGGCGACCGCTACCGGGCCAACTACGACGAGATCTTCACGCCGGCTTACCCCACCTGGATCTGCCGCCCCTGCGGCGAAGCCCACGGCCGCGGCATGCCCAGGGGCCACGTCTCGACCTGGCACGAAGACCGTTGCGGCGTGTGCGGCAAGGTGACTTCCGTGACCGAACCCCGCGATTTCGGCCACCTAAAAAAATGGCCCATCCTCCCAAAAAACCCTTGATTCCCATGCCAACACATGCCAACATTTGCCTACAGATCACGCCACGACAGAAAGCCGTAAAACGTCATGGCCACTGAGCACCAACCGCCACCACCGCCCGAACACCACATCACCCCATGGTTAGAAGAATCATTTCGCTTAGTCGATGCAGCCTGCGACCGCTGGGAACGTCGCCGCGCGCAGCTTGCCCGCAGGAAGGAAGAAAATGAACGCGCTTATTCTGACCTACCTCGCGCTGATCGTTCTGACGTTCATTGTCATAGTGATCTTGGAGAACAATGACGACGGAGGCGCCGCCTAAAATGAAACGCACCGTCCCACAAAGCCCCGCCACCGAGCGCACCGTCCTCGGTTCGCTCATGGCCGACCCGAAACTTTGCGACGAAGTCTCCGGCATCCACGCCGATCTTTTCTACACGCCCGCGCATCGCCTCATCTACGAGACCATCGCCGAGGTCCGCGGTGAAGGCGGCACGCCCAACGTCATCGCCGTGACGCAGCGCATCGACGCGCAGCACAAGCTCAACTTCGTTGGCGGCGCCGGTGCCCTCACCGAGATGCTCGGCGACTACGCCGGAGGCAGTGCCGCAGTCGAATACCACGCGCAAACCCTCCGCGACCTCCACGCCCGCCGCCGCATCATTGACGCATCGGTCGCCATGCAAGTCGCCGCTCAGGACATGGCCGCCGATGCCGACAGCGTCCTCCAGCAAGCCGGCGAGTCCGTCCTCAGTCTTTCCCTCACCACCGCCACCGACAGCATGCGCCCGCCCAGCGCCATCGTCCCAGGCCTCCTCGAAGAGCTAGAGAGCCTCATGGCCGGCGGCAAAAAGCTCGGCCTGCAGACCGGCATCCGCGATCTGGACCAAGTCACCGGCGGCCTCCGCGGAGGCCAGCTCACTATCATTGCCGGTCGCCCCGCCATGGGTAAGAGCGCGCTCATGCTCAACATGGCCGACAACATGGCCCGCCGCGGCGTCCCGGTTGTCTACTTCAGCCTCGAAATGCCCGCCACCGAGCTGGCCGCGCGCGTGGTCCTCGGCCGCGCCGAGACCAACACCGAGATCATTCGGAACGGATTTTTGACCGCATCGATCAAGCACAGGATTTTCGACGCCGCCACGCAATTCAGCAACGAACCCCTCTACGTTGACGACCGCGGCGGCCTCACCCTCTTGGACATCCGCGGCCGCGCCCGTCTCGCCGTCCGCCGCTGGGGCGTCAAGTGCATCTTCGTGGACTACCTGCAGCTTGTCTCGCATTCCGGCGCCCAAAGCCGCGAAAACGAAGTTGGCTTCGTCTCCCGCGGCCTCAAAGCCATGAGCATGGAACTCGGCATTCCGGTCGTCGCCGCCGCCCAGGTCAACCGCCAAGCGGAAAACCGCAGCGACAACCGCCCAAAACTTAGCGACCTCCGCGAATCCGGCAGCATCGAGCAAGACAGCGACATCGTTTGCTTGATCCATCGCCCCGCCTACTACGCCGTCCAAGACGAGGAACCGGAAGTCCAAGACGCCGAGCTGATCGTCGCCAAGCACCGCGCCGGCCGCACCGGCACGCTCAACCTCACATGGCGTCCCTCGCTCACCCGCTTTGAAGGCACCGCACCAGTTGGCCGCACCAGCGACAGCGACGGCTCGGTCTACGCACCATCGCCGAAATTATGGGAGGCGCTGAACGAATGATCAACTCCCGCCAGAAAGGCGCCAGCTTTGAGCGCGAAGTTGCCAAGGCATTGACCGCCGAAGGATTTCCGGCCAAGCGGGGCGCGCAAGTCAGCCAAGGATCTTGGGGGATCAGTGCGCCCGACGTGATCGTGCCCTGCTTGCCGGATTGGCACCTTGAGTGCAAGCGCCATGGCCGCGCGCGTCTGGATCTTGATGCGGCCATCTGCCAAGCGCGGCGCGATGCCAACAAAGACCTCGGCCTAGGCAAATACAAATACTCCGCGGTCGTCCACCGCCGCGACCACAGCGACACGCTCGTCACCCTCACGCTGCGCGACTTCTGCGCCCTCATGCGTCATTCCGATTTTCCTGTCCAACCAAAAACACAACCAACCAACGCATAACATGCCAAACAAAACCCTAACCACACCCGTGGGCATCGCCCGCTATCCTCACCTCAACCGTCCCGACACCAAGTTCGACGACGTGGGAGTGTTCAAAGTCAACCTCGAGCTAACCGCCGAGGAAGCCGAACCGTTCATCAAGCAAGCTGAGGAGCTTTTCTCCGCGTTCGTCGCCGAGAAAAAAGCCGAGCTGAAAAAAGACAAGCTCAAGCTCCACGCAGCTCCGTGGGAAGACAATGACGGTCTCGTCCAGTTGAAGCTCAAGGTCAAAGCCGTGGGCAAAGACAAAGCCGGCGAGACGTATAGCCGCGCGCCGAAGCTCTTCAACGCCTCTGGCGACATCATCACCGATAATGTCGGCGGCGGCAGCAAAATCCAAGTCGCAGTCGTGCCTTACTGCTGGTACACGGGCACGCTCGGCGCCGGCATCACACTGCAGCCCAAGGCTGTCATGGTGCATGACCTCGTCACTTGGGGCGACGGCGGCAGCGCTGCCAGCTACGGCTTCGACGTTTCAGAAGCCAAGCCCGCCGCAGCCAAGACCGGCACCGACGACGAAGAGATCAGCTGGTAACTCTCATGCCAGCGAAAAACACCACACGCAAACCCAGCACCAAGGGCAAGGCGGCACGCGCCGCCAAGCCCGCGGCGCCGGATCGCTTCACCGAGGACGGACGCAAAATCGTCCGCCTCGAGAAGACCCGCGCACACCAGAAGTATCCGCTGAAAGACGGCACCGACGTTCCCGGCGCCAGCACCATCGCCAAGATCGGCGAGGACAGCAGCGGCCTCATCCACTGGGCGTGGAAGCTCGGCATGGACGGCCAGGATTACCGCAAGGTGCGCGACAAGGCCGCCGACATCGGCACCATCGCCCACTTCCTCATTGAGTGTTTTCTCCACAACCACGTTGCCGACCTCTCCGAGTTCAGCTCCGCGGACATTGAGAAAGCGACCATCGCCTTCAACAACTTCAAGCGCTGGTGGGATGACGAAGGTCTCACCGTTATTGAGCCGGAGGTGCAGCTTGTCTCCGAGGAGTATCTCTTCGGCGGAACCATCGATGCACCGTCCCGCGACCGTGACGGCAAAATCGTCTTGTTGGATTGGAAGACGAGCAAAGCCATTGTCGGCGCGCACAAAGTCCAGCTCGCCGGCTACGAACAACTCTGGAACGAGAACCGCCCAGACATGAAGGTCCAGCGCCGCGGCATCGTCCGCATCGGCAAAGAGTCGCCAGATGACTTTGAAGTCGCCTGGATGTTCAGCGCCGAGCCGTTCTGGAAGGTCTTCCAAGCGCGCCTCGCGCTGCACTACGCGCAATTAATGCTCAAGAAAGCCGCCTAATGCAAACCGCCAAGCAAACACTAGACGCCGCATCGTCCGCCGTCTGCGGAGCGCGCAACGAGGACTACGGCTCGCCCGCGGATGACTTCGGGACGCAGGCCGAGATGTTCAGCAGCTACCTGTCGCGCACCAACGGCGCGCAGGTCTTGGTCACGGCATCCGACATCGCCGCGCTGATGATCCTGGTAAAGATCGCCCGCCAAGCGCACGCCGCCAAGCATGACAACTGGATCGATGTCGCCGGATACGCCGCCTGCGGTGCCGAGTGCGACGCCAGACAAGCCGCCTAGATCGAGGCATTGCAAATGAACACAATCGAAGACCTAGCAGCCATTGCGTTCGGTTCAACAGTCGTGATGGGTTTTTTCACAATCTCATTCGCGTTCTTTGTTAACTCCGTTCTCTTATGCGGGGCGGTGCTTAAAGAGGCCTCAAGATTCCTGTTCTAATGCCCAACGGAAACCTCAGCAAAGTCGAAGAGTGGGCTATGTGCGCGCTCGGCTCGTTAGTTGTGGTCGGCTTTTTTGCCATCTCAATCACGTTCTTTGTCGGCTCGCTACTGTTTTTGGCAGTGGTGCTGCGGGAGGCGTGGAAGTTTTTCATCTAATGCCCCCGCGCAGAACCATCGCCATCGTCCGTAAGAAGCTCGGCCGCGAAAAAGCGGACGGCATGACTATGGGCGACGGCAAAGTCTACATCGACCCGCGTCAATCCGGCGCGGACGAGCTAGACACAGTTCTGCATGAGCTGCTGCACCATGTCTGCCCCGACATGAGCGAAGAAGCAGTCGCCGAGAAGTCCGCCACGATGGCGAGGTCGATGTGGAAAGACAAATGGAGGCGCGTCCACGAGTGACCGCCGCCGGCTACATCCTCATCGGCCTCGCCGCAGGCATGCTTATCGGCGCCCTCGCCGCCTATGGCTTTATGTTCATCTGGGCGATCCGCTGCGGACGCGAGGAGGATGCAGAATGACCTCCGGCATCCTTATTGCCTTGGTCGGCTTCATCTATTTCGCCGTCGCCATCGACCTCGGCCTCATCCAACACCGCTACTGGCATAGTCTGATTTGGTTGGGCTATGCGGTGGCTCAAATCGGGCTATGGAGGGTAACCATTTATGACTAAGCCCCGCGACATGTACGACCTGACGAGTCATCCGACCGACACGCCAGAGATCAAGGCCAAGCTCAAGCAGGCTATCAAACTTTACAACGAAGTCGGCCGCGACCGCGCCAGCAATAATTTGCCCGCCCTCGCCGCCGCCTTCGCCGCGCGCAAGCGCAAACAATCGAAATGACTTTCAAGTTGCAGGCTCAAGCGGGTTCTCGCCGGCGTTCATGTGGTGTGACGCCGCGGACCATCTCCGGGATGCCCAGCTCCACCGAGCGAGACGAGTGGGGCGCCTGCACATCTTTTGGCAGGGTGCTGAAAGCGGCAGACATAACATCTGTGCGGCCAGGTTCAGCCCGATGTGGTATCGCCCAGCCCTGTCTCACTTTCTGAAATCTCAAATTTCAAATCTCCAATGATCCACGAATTCGCCCGCCCCGTTCCCGTCAAGACCCCGCTCGGTCTCGGCTCGGTGTGGTATGTGGAATCGCAGGGAGCCTATTTCAACAACATCTACGCCGTGATCCTCGAGGACACCGGCGAGACGCGCTACATGCGCAGCGATCAGTTCGTCGTTTTGGAGAATCCCACGATGGACATCAAGAATTTGGGCGCTGGCACGGCTTAACAAAATCGGCCCTGGGGAGGGCCCGAGCGTCAACCAGCCAGCGCCCATTTTATTTCCGTGAACGAGCACCAGACACGCTTCAAGCCCACACCGCACCCTGTAATGCAGGTGGATCTTGACCTGCTCGAGAAGCTGGGCGCCGACGGAGGCTGGAAATATCTCAAAACACGCGAAGAACTGATCGCCCGCGAGGCATCAGACCCGTTCCGCTATGGCTACATCCCGCCGGTGTGGAAGCGCGCGTCCGAATTGCTGGAAAAGCACCGCGAGATCTTGGTTCTCGGCGGCAACCGCTCGGGAAAGACGGAGTGGGCGGCGAAAGAGGCGCTTAAAATCATGTATTCCAAGCCCGGTGCCGTTGTCTGGTGCTTCCAGACCACGGCGCCGAACAGTATTGAGCTGCAGCAGCCGCGCGTCTGGAAATATGTCCCACCGGAGTGGAAAAACGCGCGCAAGGGACAGGTCACCAACATCACCTACAGCGTTAAGGGCGGATTCACCGAGGCCAAATTCGTTGCGCCCAACCAATCAATCTGCATCTTCCGAAATTATGCGCAAGATCCGTCTACCCTGGAGGGCGGCGAGATTGATTTTGCTTGGGCAGACGAGCTGGTCCCGCTTGATGTCCTCGAAACGCTCCGGTTCCGCCTCGTTGACCGCAACGGCAAGCTCGCCGTGACTTTCACGCCGGTCGAAGGCTGGTCGCCGACTGTGGCCGACTACTTATCTGGCGCCAAGACCGTCACCGATACGGACGCCGAGCTGCTGCCGCTCAAGAACGACAAGGGCGAGGTCTCTGGCTACGACAAAGTTCCCATCGAGCAGATCAATCCGAAGGGTCGGCCAATTCTCTACTTCCACACCCAAAGCAATCCCTGGGCAGGCTGGTCCCGCATGAAGAAAGAGCTGCAAAGCGAAACCAAAGAAAAAATCCTCTGCCGAGCCTACGGCGTCCCGACCAAAGCCATTAGCGGCCGCTTCCCCCTGTTCAATCCCAAGGTCCACGTCATCCGCGCATCGGATGTCCCGAACGGCACCCGCTACCATTGGGTCGATCCGGCGAGCGGCAAAAACTGGGCGATGATTTGGACGGTTCACGATACGTCCGGCCGCATTGTGGTCTACCGCGAGTGGCCAGACCAAACTTCCTACATCGAAGGCATTGGTTATGCCGGCGAGTGGGCGCTGCCCGATGGCAAGAAGCTCGACGGCAAGCCCGGACCCGCGCAGCAAGACTTCGGCTTCGGCTTGGAACGCTACAAAGACGAAATCCTCCGCGTCGAAGGCGGCGAGGAAGTCTTTGAGAGATGGATGGATTCGCGCTACGGCAACGCCCGCACCCTCGGCAAGGAATCCCCAACGACCCTCATCGACGAGATGGCCGACCTCGGCATGCTCTTCACGGCAACTCCGGGCGATTCCATTGATGAAGGCGTGAGCATGATCAATGATGCCCTTAGCTACAACCCGGAAAAACCGGTGGACTCCCGCAATCAGCCGAAGCTCTACATCAGCGAGAACTGCAAGAACCTCATTTACTGCCTGCAGACCTACACCGCGGCAGACGGAAAAAAAGGGGCGACAAAGGATTTTGTAGATTTGCTTCGTTACGTTTGCCTCTCCGACGCCATCAACGTCGAGGGCGACATCCTGCGCAGCCGCGGAGGAGGCAGCTACTGATGCGCTTTGCGTGGCGTTTTACCCGACCTTCAAAGAAGACGATCACCACGCAAACAACCAAGACCCTGCAAAGGAGATACTGATGAACACCTGCCCGAAATGCGGTTCGCCGCAAGAATCACCAGAACTGGACGGAACCACAGCGCGTATTTGGTTTACCTGCGGGAGCTACGGCTACGCAGACGAACCAGAACAACTCGTCTACAGGTCAGACAAATGCCTCGTCAGAGAGGAAATTAACACCCTGCAGCGCAAGGTCGAGGAACTGCAGATCGAGTTGGATTTCGCCAACGAAGCCATCGATCAGCGGGAGCGTTCTCGCAAAGAGACCGAAACACGACTTTGCGAGATCCAAGCTGCACAGGATTATTGGCATAGCAAATGGAAAGATGCGTGTGAAAACGCCAGAATTAAACACAAACAAGTTTGTGAACTAAAGCGGGAGCGAAACAGGCTTATCGACGACCTCCAAGCCTCCACGATCCACAGTTGCGGAGACTCCTGCAGTCGCCCCATGTGCGTGTTGCGAAAAAAGCGCGACCAATGGCGTGAATGCTCCGCAAGGTTGCTGGTTTATGCCGAGTCTTTGTTGGCGCACATACCCGACACATCAGAGATTAACTGGACGGTTCTGGAGCAGGCGCGAGCAATGTTTAAGGAAGCTAAATCGAAATGAGCGACACCCCCGAAATCGACGCTGCCGAGCTTTACTACGATGGACCAACTGGCTATGTGCCCATTGAGGATGCGCGGAAGGTTGAACGGAAGCTCAACGAGGCTTTAGCAGCCCTCCAACAAACGTGCGCGACCAACACCGAAATCAGGAGGGAGCTTGAGGAGGCGCGCCGAGAGATCGCCAAGCTCAAGGCCAGTTCCAACGAGAACTATTGGGAGCTATCGCGCCAGCGGGGTAATATGCTCCATGCGCTGCATGAGATTAGCGCGGCGGTGAAGCGGGGGATGAGGCAGGGGGGAATCACTATTGGGGAGACTGAGGTGCTTGGGCGCATGGAGGGGCGAGAATGAGCGAATCCCTCCGCGCATACATCGCCGAAGACCCTCATTTTACCGGCGCGGGACTGCGCAGATTCTTTGAGCGCGTCTACGATGCAGGATTCAACGACGGCTACAGCGCCGCAAAAGAGCACAGCGGTCTCAACACCGGAGCCGATATGTTTTCTCAGATATTTGGAGGCTTCCGCAAATGACTCAGGCACCGCCAGCCCCGCCCAGCCGCCTGCGCCCGCAACGCCGCGGCAGTGACATCCCGCGCTGCGGCATCTGTGCCAAGCCGGTGCGCATCCAAGACATCCACGGCCACGACACCCACTACGGTCCCATCTGCCGAGAATGCGGCCCGCACCTGCAGAACGCCATTCATGCCCTAGAGATTATCGTCATGCGCCGCGGCTAATTCGCCATTCGCAAACAGCAAACACCTTATGTTCACAAAAACCAAAACCATCCCCGCTGACCTCTACACCGTCAACGAAGACTTCGACCGCGAGGGCGCCCTCGCCTTCTCCCGCGACCAAGCCCCCGGCGCCTACTTGGCCGTGATGCTTGAGCTGCAGGACCGCCTGGCCGACGCCAGCACCTTGGTTGCCACCATGGCCACCGCCAAGGAACCCGGCTACCTCGCCCACGCCGCCGGCCAGCTCAACGCGCTGCAGGAACTCTGGGACACCCTCGAGCAACGCCGCACCGAAGCCTCGCGCTTGGAGTAGTTTTTGCGCCGTAGTTCAAGCCACGTTTGAACTATCGGCCATAAATGAAGCAAGGGTTCACCTGCCGCCGCCAAAGCAAACATCCCGCAACACTAACCGGCTTAGTGTAAGGCCATGTTCCCGATCTATACCCTTGCGGGACGACAAATGGGCGGCGCCTCTGTAGCCGCTTTTGGCGTATACCCGCTCGGGAACGCCGTTATAGAAACAACCCCTTCTTTGTAACGCGCCGTGACACAAATTGCAGGTTGTTTTTGTGTCACAAAAACACCGAACAGAAGGTGACGCAAAGTGTCATCACTTGTGCAGAACTATAGCCGATCCTATCCACGCCACACCTGCCAAATGTCTCCCGGCGACACAATCGAAGTATCGCACAACGATATCGTCCTGCAAAAAGAATGCTGGACATTTGTCCAGCAGTCGTTATACTAGTAGTATCAAAGTGGAGTAGTGCCCTCATGGCACGCGAGGTTTGATCGGTCTGGATGACGTACATCCTGGTTCCTACTTGAGAGGTTTAAGCTCATGGCGACAGATGACGCGGCTCCGGCCGCAGAGGTGGAAGATTTCGACGTTATGTCGATCAGCGAAGCGCTAGTCGGACTGGATCAACCAGCACCGGAAGCGGCTGATCAAAAGACCGACGCCGAAGAAGAAAAGCTCTCTGACAATGACGAGTCGGATGAATCCGAGGCCGAAAAGCCCGCGGAGGAATCCGAAGATGAAGATGCCAAGGAGTCCGAGGACGAAGAGTCCGAAGACGACGACGCCCCGGTTCCGCAGGAGAAAGTCCAAAAGCGGATCGACAAGCTGACGGCCCAGAAAAAAGAAGCCCTCGAAAAGGCTCAGACGCTGGAGACCGAATACAGCGCGGCCAAGACCAGGCTCGCCGAACTAGAGGCGCAGGTCAACGAAGCCAGCCGCCCCGTCCTTCAGCCGACCGCGGACAACCCGCTGGCTGATGTCGATACGCAGGAAGCGCTCGAGGCCAAGGTCAAAAGCGCGCAGGAAGTGCGACGCTGGGCGCTCCGTAATACGGACGGCGCCACGGTCAAACGACCAGACGGCACCGAGGTCTACGTCGATTCTGACGAGGTAAAAAACTACCTTATCAAGGCAGACGATGTCCTCACAACTTACGCCCCTGCGCGCCAGCAATGGCTTGCGCAACGCCAGCCGGCAGTCAATGCCGCCAAGTCGTTATTCCCCGACATCTTCACCAAAGGCACCGCGCTCAACACGGCCTACCAAGCGACCGTGAAGCAAGCGCCCGAGCTGCTCAAGCTGCCCCAAGTCGAATACTGGGTCGGCCTCGCCCTCTACGGCGAAC